CATAATACTGTATTACCTTTAGGGTCATCATCGACCAACATCTTATTTCTTGATCTCTGCTTTACATTCTCCTTATGTACCTTTACACAACCAGGCATATTAACTACAGGAGTACCAGCAATGACAGTGACAGGAACTGCTTGTGGTAATGCTTGAGGTGGATTGACCATCCAGACACGAACATCTGCCACATTATTATTGGCTATGGGTCTAATTCTACCACTATAAACATCTATGTTATTAATACTATTACCCTGAATCAATGGTATTCCTGTACCATTGACCTGTATTTGAGGTATATTACTAGTATTGTCAGTAGTGATTACTGGTATATTATTAACTTCACTCATGATTTAATATCACTTAAGTATATCACGGTAGTTACCGTTTGGATTTGGACCTAACCCCTGTACAGGACCAGAGTTCTTAGGCCATGCTTCTAAAATTGCAGCACGAACTTCTTCACGAACTACTTGTTGTAGTTCAGTTAATTCTGCATTTTTTCTTTTTTGTGGACCGTCATTCATATTGTCGAGGACTTGTCCTCCACCTATGATTGTTCCCGTTCCAACGACTGCTGCTGCTGTAATTCCAGTGACAGTATCTCGTACATCCATTAGTCCCAAGTCCCACCTTGCTTTTCTAAAGTTTATTTATTAGTCAGAATGCCTAATATGATGTATAATAAATATATGTACAAGAAGTTATATTCGGAATACTTTTAATGGGAACCTTCCGTAAGTCACTTAAGGGTGGTGCAAACTCTCGGCAAATATCTGAGAACCTTAAGAAATTAAATAAAGATTTAAAGCGAACTGAATCAGTATTAACTGAAGATAAGGAGAAGGAACAGGGTTCCATTACCGAATCTGAAAAGTTTAGCTGGAGGGAGACCTATTTTCCTGAAGCTAATAAAAAGGAAGATATTAAAACGCAACTAGCTAATGAAGTAGAACAGTTACGTGAATCAGTAGCAGAGAAGAGAGAATTAAGAAGTTTACAGAGAGTAGATAAGCATTTAGCAGGAGTTAATGTAGAATTTTATAGACTCCGTGATGAGTTAGTAGAACAAATTAATACAGATTTCAATCTACGTGAGATTGAAGCAAAGTTAGATGAGGTTTTAAATGTCTATGGTAAACTTCATCAAAGAATAGATGAGGGTTTATTAAATGAACCACCAGAGTCTGCTCAAAATGGTGACCCATTAGCACCACTTGGACAGAAGTTTGTTACATTTGAACAACTTAGGAATCATTACAGTCTGTTCATTAATAGGATATCAAAACAGATGGCCACCCTAGGCGGTGGTGGTGAAGTTAACTTCCGTTATCTAGATGATATTGATTGGAATGGTGCTGATGATGATGGTAAGTTTTTAAAATATAATCATACTACAGAGAGATTTGAATTCGCTACCGTATCTGGTGGTGGAGGTGGTGGTGGAAGCATTGCTGGTATTGATACCACAGGTACATCAATCTTTAATAATATTACTGCTGCTGGAGTTGTAACTGCCACAGAATATTATGGTGATGGATCAAACCTAACTGGTATTGCAGGAACAACTATTGCAACCTATGCAAATGTAGCAGGGATTGCAACCTATGCAACCAATGCAGGGATGTCAACTAATGCAATTAGTGCAACTTCTGCTGGTACTGCTCAAGTAGCAACAACACTGACAACTTCTTCATCTGTTAATACTTCAGGAATTATAACTGCTGCTAATTTTGTAGGTGATGGTTCTGGATTAACAGGTGTTACTGCTTCAGGAACTGGTGTTATCATTCAAGAAGAGGGTAGCACTATTGGAACTGCATCAACAATTAATTTTGTTGGTACTTCTGTAACTGCAACCTTTAGTAGTGGAACAGCAACAATTAGTCTGACAGATAATGTTGGGACTGCTGGCACAGGAGCACTTGCTGGTATTGATACCACAGGTCAATCAGTCTTTACTAATATAAATGCGTCTGGTATTGTCACATCCTTAGGTGGATTTAGTGGTAACATTACTGGTACTGCTGGTACATTTACAACAGTCTCTGCTGCTGGAACTATCTCTGCAACTATGTTGTATGCAGATGTTACTGGTACTGCAAGTTTAGCGTCAGGTATATCTGGAACACCTAATATAAATGTTGCTGCAATTGGTGGTACAAGTGCAGTCTTTACTGGAGTTGTAACCGCTCAAAGTTTTGCTGGAGATGGATCTGGATTAACTGGATTAACATTTGGAGGCGGTAACGTCTTTAGTGGTATCACAACCTTTAATAATAATGCTGTATGGCCTGATAATAAGAGAGCAGTTTTCGGGACTGGATCAGATCTAGAAGTGTATCATGATGGTGCAGGATCATACGTCTCTGAGACTGGTGATGGAGATCTAACATTAAATTCTAACGGAACAAATATAAATCTTAAGTTTAACAATAGTGAGTTTGGTGCAAAGTTTGAGATAGATCAGGGTGTAAGTTTATATCATAATGGTCTTGAGAAGTTTGCAGTTCTAGGTGGTGGTGCTACTACTTACGGTGCTCATTATGCAGGTAGTTTTGTTGGTGGTGGTTCTGGTATAACAGGAATTAATACCTCACAACTTACTGGATGGGAGAATGTTGCTATTGGTATTGGAAGTAACACTAGTGTTGTAACCAGTGGTGTTATTACAGCGACAAGATTTAGTGGTGCATATAGTGGAGATGGTTCTACGTTAACTGGTATTGCTACACCAGGATATGTTGATGCTGCTGTTGCAGGTATCGTATCGTCGGCCCCAGGAACTTTAGATACACTTAATGAATTAGCTGCTGCTTTGGGAGATGATCCAAACTTCAGCACTTCAATGACCAATTTGATTGGTACAAAAGCATCTCTCGCTGGAGCAGCATTCACTGGAAATGTAACTTCCACAGGATATGTTAGTGTTGCATCTACTGCTGGTATTACTGGTAGATTATATGCTACTGAGAGAGTTTATATTGGAGCAAATTCTGCATTACAATTATCATATGCAACCACAGGTAATCCTGTTACAGATAGATCATGTTACATTGATGCAGGACATGCTTGGGGTGATACTGTATTAAGAGTTAGACATACCAATGGTGGTAGTGTAGTAATATCTAATGCAGGTAATCTTAAGTCTGCTGTATTCAATGGTCAAGGGGCCGCTGAATTGTACTACGGGGATGTTAAGAAATTTGAGACGAGTAATAATGGAGTCAATGTTATAGGCATCCTTAGTGCTACTGGAGAAGTAACGTCAGATACATTAGATGTTACTGGTAATATCTCTGGTGGTAGTTCTATAACTGCAAGTAATAATTTCTATGGTAATCTTGTAGGTAACGTAACTGGTGATCTAACTGGTGGACTGATTGGTACAGGTAATCTTAATGCTACAGACATCAATGCTCTTGGAATTGTTACTGCTGCACAAGCACAGATAAGGAACTTAAGAATAGGAACCTTTGGAACAAATAATATTTACGGTGTATCTGGTAATCTATATCTTGATTCTGATAATGCATTAGTTGATATAGTTAACAACCTTAAGGTTAGTGGAGTAACAACATTCCATAAGGATGCAGTCTTTAACCATGATGTAGTTGGATTATCAAGTGCAAACTTTACTGGAATAGTTACTGCACAGAAGTTTGTTGGAGATGGTTCAAGTCTAACTGGTGTTGCTGCAACTCTTGCTCTTAATGATCTAACAAATGTTAATGCAGGATCACCAACTGATGGTCATGTTCTTAAGTGGGATAATTCCTCAGGTAAATGGGTTGCTGCTGCTGACTTAACTGCTTCTGGTGGTTCAGGTATTGCTTTAACATCATTGTCTGCATCTAATGCAGCACCTGCTGGTATTGCAACCTTTAATTATAATAATACAACTGGTACATTTACATATACTCCAGTCGATCTCAGTAGTTATCTGACCAACTCAATTAGTCAGAACGTATCAATGAGTAATGGATATACATTTACTCATGACTCATCTGCTGTTGCTAGATTTGGTAATGTAGGTGCAAATAATTATGGTGATATATTCTGGGGTACTAATAACTCTACTACAGGACTTCATGTAGTTAATGCTGATGCTGATGGTGGTTTATATCTTACTAACACTGGTACTGGTGGAGTATTCATCAGATATAATGGTGAGTTAGGTGCATCCTTTATTCCTAATGGTGCAGCAAATCTATTCTATAATAATGTACTTCGTTTATCTACTACAGACGAAGGAATATCAATAGCAGGAGATACTATATCAACTGGTGCTGCTAACTTTGCTGGAATTGTTACATCTGTTGCTGGATTTAAAGGAGACCTTACAGGAACAGCAAGTTATGCTACAAATTGTGGAGTAGCAAGTACATCAAATTATGCAACCAATGCATTAACAGCAAACACTTCTGGAAGTGCAGGTGGTTTAACAGGTACACCTTCGGTTGCTGTTAACCAAGTTGATACAACTGGAGATGTTTACGTTGGTACTGGACGTTCAATGCATGTTGGTGGTGTTCTTGGTGTTAAGGATAACATTCAGGTCACTGGTATTTCTCCGATAATAAAATTAGAAGATGATCAATACTTTAAGAAGACTGCTACCCTCCATATGGATGGTAATACAACTGATGGTTTAACTATTGGTCTTAGGTTAGATAACAACGCAGGTAACTTTAAGATTGCCTCGGAAGCAGGTGGTAATATAGGTACTAGCTTCTTTAATATTACTGGTGGTAATCCATCTAATGCTGACTACGGTAACGTTGGTATCAACAGTGCAATTCCTAAGTATTATCTTGATGTTCATGGTGATGCTAGGTTTACAGATACCATTACTGGTAATCTATCAGGTAATGCAACAGGATTGAGTGGTACACCTGATGTTATTCTTGGTGTTGCTACAGCAACTAAGTTTGTTGGAGATGGTTCACTACTAACTGGTGTTACTGCTGCTGGATCTGGTGTTGTTCTTCAAGAAGAAGGATCTGCTCTAGGTATTGCTGCAACAATTAACTTTGTTGGAACTGGTATGACTGCTGTTGTTAATAACGGCATTGCTACCATTGAGACTACTCAAGACTGGGCAAACAAAGCAGGAATGGCAAATGATGTTGCCGATAATGCTAAGTTATATCTTGGTGATAGTACTGCTAGTAACCTATACGTAGACGGTAAGATTGGTATAGGAACTACATGGTCTAACACATACTCAATCAATGCTACTGGTAAAGCAAGATTCTATGGTGGACATATCTGGATGCCTTGGAATTCCAGTGGAAGTCTGGTCATGGAGAATGCCCATGATGCATACGCTGCTTTGTATACAAGTGGTAAGACACATCTTGCAATACAGAATCCAGGATCTACATTAAGTATAGGTAAGACAACACAAGATGGTAATGCTGCGGTATCTATTAACGGTGCAGTATCTATTGCTGGTTCTGTAACTGGTGCTAATAAATTCTATGGTGATGGTTCGGGATTAACTGGAGTTGTTGCTACTGGAACTGGTGTTATTGTTAAGGATGAAGGAGTTATCACTGGTACTGCTACCACACTTAACTTTGTTGGTGCTGGTATTACTGCAACCTTTAGTAGCGGAACAGCAACTATTAGTGTAAGTAATGCATCTCAAGGTTTATGGGAAACAGATGCTGCTGGTATTCATACCACAACTAAGGCAGGTATTAGTACAGATAAAGCAAATACACAGTTACAAGTTGGTGCTGTATATGGTGTTGAGTCTGGAATTGGAACCTTCGCTGGTGTTGCTGGAACTCCTGCAACTATAGACTCATTCAGTACAGGATCACTTGACTTTAAGACTGCTGAGTATACATTACATCTTGGTATTGGTACTTACATACAGTCACAAAAAGTCCTACTTATGCAAGATGGAACAAACTGTTACTCTAATGAGTATGCACTTATGAGTTCCCCATCAGCATTAGTATCTGTTGGTTCAACAATATCAGGTGGAACTGTATCACTCCAAGCAACTCCTGTATCAGGAATCAATGGGGTTATAACCTATAGGTTTGTAAGAGGAACATTACTCTAGTATTATGTCTAAGAAGCGTTATGCCGTTGGATGTACTGCTCCAGAAGATTGGACGTTCATCCATGAAGAACTCAGTAAGGATGGTTCTTTAGAAGATAACATACCATCTGAATCAATTACAGTAGATGATTTAAAGGAACATAGTGGAACCAGAGCAGTTTATATGCTCACTGATGATGAGGCAGCAGACTTAAGGAAGCATCCTAAAGTTCTTTATGCTGATGAAGCAAAGGAAGATTTTTCTCCACCTGCTGATGAGTTGATGGCAGAGCAGACTTTTAGATATGCTCAGACATCTAAGCACCATAGAGATTATTATGAGTTGCCTACTACAGTAACTGATGATGATTTAAGACGTGCTGGTTATCAAGTTTATAGACATTCTCAACAAGACGATCCTTGGCCTCATAACTCAGCAGGTGATAATACAGTTTTAAATAATAGAGTTTTACATGAAGGTGATGGAAAACATGTTGATCTTATTGTATGTGATGAGGGATGTTGGTTTGGTCATGTAGAATTTCAAACTGATGCTACTGGTGGTGGACCAGATAACTATCAAGATGGTAATGTATTAACAAGAAGTGGTGTATCAACTACTAGTGGTACATGTGATTTGTGTGACTTGATTTTAGAAGCACCATACTATATTGATCCAGACTTTTTTAATGCATCTCCAGGTACTAGATTAGAGACTAGATGGGATGGAACTACTGTTCCTGTTGAGTCGGTAGCAAGGAACTGGTGGAGATTTAGTAGTGCATCATATCGTTCAGTTGGATTCACTACATTTGGAACTGCAAATGTAAGTACAAGTTATAGTAGAGCATATTGTAATGGAGATAATGATCAACTAGCACAGAATGGAAGTTATCATGGTACTCAGTGTATGGGTGCTAGTTGTGGTAAGACACAGGGATGGGCATTCAATGCTAACAAATGGAATCTAAATTTATATGGTTCTTATGGATCTGGTATTGAGGCAGGGTTTGATGCTCAGAAGTTGTTCCATCAAATGAAACCAACTAATCCTAAGTATGGTACTCAAGATCCAACAGTATCAAGTAACAGTTGGGGATATCGTGCAGTACCAGAGGATGAGGCATATTATTATTATCGTGGAGATACTAATGGTGTATCTTATACTATTGGTGGTAACCGTAGTCCCTATAATGGAAGTAATACTAAACCTGGATTTATGAAGTGGGTTGGTTATTATGGTGATTCTTATAGAATGAAGGGGCAATTATTCCCAGGTAGCATGACACAAGCTGCTGATGAATTAATTGAGTCTGGTGTTATATTTGTTGGTGCTGCTGGTAATAGTAATCAAAAGCAAGTTAGTTGGGATCATCCTGACTTTGATAACTATTGGAATACTGGTGCAGGTGTTACTGTTGGTTCTGGATACTTTACTGAATTTGGATTACAGAAATATCCTTATACTAATAGAAGAGGGTTCCCACAGCATGCAGGAATGAGTAGATCTGGAGTAGGTGGAAGTGAATATACATATCCAGTAATTAATATCGGTGCTCTTGATGATCAGTATGGAACATATGATGGAAGTTATAAGGAACGTAAGGTATCTTATAGTGATATGGGTAGTGAGATTGATTGCTTTGCTTCTGCTGATGGTATCGTCACAGCAGGTAATCAGAATTCAGGTGCAATAAGACGAGATACTTTTAGTGGGAGTAGTAGTTATAGTAGTTGGTATGATATTAGATTTAGTGGAACCAGTGCTGCATGTCCTGTAGCAGCAGGTATCATTGCTACCAAGATGCAGTACAATAGAGATTGGACTTGGCAGGATGTTAGGAAATGGTTGAGGGGTCAGGATCAACCTGTTGGTATTGCTACAGTTGGATTAGTAGATTCATCTGAGTTTTATCATGGAGTTGATTCTGGTACTGCTAATGCTGCTAGTTGGTCCACAGTAAATAGTTTGGAGGGTGCATTCCCTGCTATTATTTGGGATGCTCCTACTGGTGGCGAGGATCAGACCTTTGAAACACCTGGATTTAAAACCATTAGTGGTGAAGGGATGAAGTTCAAGGGTGGTGGATTAAAAATAGTTTACCGTTCATAAATACATAAAAACAAATACCAATGGCAGATAGAAGTTTTGGCGTAAGGGAGATTGCAATTATAGGAGCAGGTGGAACTCCTACAATTGAAAGTCCTGGTGCAATCAATTTAGATTCTCACTCTGTTGCGATCAGTACTGATGCAAGTATAGGTAGGAACCTAACGGTTGTTGGTATAACAACAGTCGGAGTTGTTACTGGTGGTACATACTACGGTAATGGTGCAGGACTAACTGGTATTAGTGGATTGTCTTCTGTATTCTTAGACACCACACCGAGACTTGGTGGTGACTTAGATATTAATAGTAAGTATATAACTGGATCAGGTGGAGCAAATATTACTGGTGTTATTACAGCAACTACATTTAAAGGTGCGGTCACTGGTGATGTAACTGGTAACTCAGACACTGCAACGTCAGCAACGACAGCAGGATACGCAACCACTTCAGGAATATCAACAACCTCTGAAGGTTTAACTGGCACACCAGATGTTACACTTCAAGATGTGATTGGTCGTTCTATTAATGCTACTGGAATTATAACTGCTGCTAATCTTAGGAGTACCACTACTGCAGTGCTTAATGGACTTACCTATCCTACAAGTGACGGGAGTATAAATCAGGTTCTTGTCACGAATGGGTCGGCGACGCTTAGTTTTTCTGATACTCCAAGACCAGACCATAATGTAGCATTTGTTGTAAGTAATAACGGATCATCTGCATATAGAATATCAGGTGGTGGATCTAATCCTTCAACTGATAATGTAACTATTAATTTATTCAGAGGATTTACATATAGATTCCAGAACCAAGCAGGTTCCTCTCATCCATTTGAGATTAGAGAAACTAGTGGAGGTGCTGTTGTTACTGCTGGTATTGCTGGTACTATAACGGGTTACTTATTCTATACTCCACAACAATCACTGTCTGCTGGAACTGCTTATGTGTACCAATGCACACTTCATTCAGGTATGGTAGGCGTTATTAATATTTTATAAGTCTAAATAGAATAGTTTTGTCAACAATTAAAAATGACTAGTCTCATTGATCCAAAGAAATATACAGAGACTGTGGGGCGTTTACGCTCCTTTTTTTTGGAGAAAAATTTTTACGAAGTTCATACTCAGAACCGTTTAAGTATTCTAGCTGCCTGTGAAGATCCAGAGACAGTAGCAACATACAATTACGGTGATAATATTTGGCCACTACCACAGACAGGTCAGATGTGGTTAGAATATGAATTGTTATCCAATCCTTCCGCAGAAGGATTTTTTTGTGTCTCAACGTCGTATAGGGCAGAACCAAACCCCGTACCAGGTAGACACGAAACTATCTTCCCAATGTTTGAGTTTGAGATGAAGGGAGGTGTTGAAGCACTTAAACAAATGGAAATTGAATTATGTGAGTACTTAGGAATACCATTGGATTCCTCTGCTATACAAACATATGATAAATGGTCTAAAGATTATGATACTAAGGAACTAGATCATGATCATGAAACAGCAATTGCTCGTGGTATGATTACTGACTTCCCTGAATGGACATCACCCTTCTGGAACATGGCAAGGAATGACGACGGCACAAGTAAAAAGATTGATGTTATCCTTGGTGGTATGGAGACTATCGGTAGTGCTGAACGCAGTACTGACAAGGATCAGATGAGGAATACATTCTATACCATCTCTGATGGACAGTATGCTCAACTCATCATTGATTTGTTTGGTAGAAGTAGGGTAGAGAAAGAACTCGAAGAGTTCCTCTCCTTTGATTTCTTCCCCCGTAGTGGAGGTGGGATAGGAGTTCAACGTCTAATAAGTGCTCTCTCATAGAGCACTCCATTGTGAGGTGACGAAACTGGTAAACGTGGTAGCCTGTTTAGCTACTGTTCCTGGCGGGACTTGAAGGTTCGACTCCTTCCCTCACAGTTTTAAAAATGTATTTATTATACTTGACAAACTCTTAACAAAAGTATATAATAAATAACCTTGGTGAGCGTATGCTCATCATATATTCCCCCTAACCGAGATCATGGGGTCACAATATCTCTCATCCTACCTTCAGATATAAAGGGTACTGAAGGAACCTAAGTTCTGTTGATTCCCTATCAACCCTACTTAAAGTTGGACTAATGACAACTCTACAAAAAAGAGAACAGAGTCTCCTATCTGGATGGCCTCAGTTCTGCGACTGGGTTACAAGCACAGAGAACCGCATTTATGTCGGTTGGTTTGGTGTCTTGATGATCCCATGTCTTTTAGCAGCAACAACATGCTTTATCATAGCATTCATCGCTGCACCTCCTGTCGATATCGACGGAATCCGTGAACCTGTTGCAGGTTCATTCATGTATGGAAACAACATCATCTCTGGTGCTGTAGTTCCATCCTCTAACGCTATTGGATTACACTTCTATCCCATCTGGGAAGCTGCTACTCTAGACGAGTGGTTGTATAACGGTGGTCCTTATCAGTTAGTAATCTTCCACTTCCTTATTGGAATCTCTGCTTATATGGGCAGACAGTGGGAATTATCATACCGTTTAGGTATGCGTCCTTGGATCTGTGTTGCATATTCTGCACCAGTATCTGCTGCATTCGCAGTATTTCTTGTATATCCATTTGGTCAGGGTTCATTCTCTGATGGAATGCCACTAGGTATTTCTGGTACGTTTAACTTCATGTTCGTATTCCAAGCAGAGCATAACATTCTCATGCACCCCTTCCATATGGCAGGTGTAGCAGGTATGTTCGGTGGAGCACTCTTTAGTGCTATGCATGGTTCACTCGTTACATCTTCTCTAATCAGAGAGACTACCGAGAATGAGTCACAAAACTATGGTTACAAGTTCGGACAAGAAGAAGAGACATACAACATCGTTGCTGCTCATGGATACTTCGGTAGATTAATCTTCCAGTATGCATCATTCAACAACTCTCGTTCATTGCACTTCTTCCTTGCCACATTCCCTGTGGTCTGTATATGGTTAACCTCAATGGGTATTTGCACAATGGCATTTAACCTTAATGGATTTAACTTCAACCAGTCTGTCGTAGACGCATCTGGTAAGGTTGTTCCTACATGGGGTGACGTTCTAAACAGAGCAAACCTTGGAATGGAAGTTATGCACGAGCGTAATGCTCACAACTTCCCACTTGACTTAGCATCTGCTGAGACATCTGAAGTTGCATTACTTGCTCCTAGCATAGGTTGATATAACATTTAAAATATGTTAAGATGAGGGGAGCAATCCCCTCATTTTTTTATGTCTGGAGATACTGGTAATACAGAACAACCTAAGATTTTTTATACAGAAGTACCTCAGACTGAGGCACATGATACTTTATTACTTGAAGGTAAGGTCAAGTCTGTTTATCAAAAAGCAGATGAACCTGAGATAGTATATCTACACTTCCATGATAAAGTAACTGCTGGTAATGGTAGAAGAATAGATTTTCCTGAAGGTAAAGGTAAGACTTGTTCCCTTATATCAGCACTTCTTTTTGAACACTTGGAACATAAGAGAGGAATAAGAACGCATTATATTGACTGTCCATCTTTGGATACATTACGTTGTAATAAATTGACTATTATACCTGTAGAAGTTATAGTTAGAAATATTGCTGCTGGTAGTATAGTTAAGAACACCACCATCACTGAAGGGATTAAACTCTCACCACCCATAGTAGAATATTTCTTAAAGGATGATGAGAAAGATGATCCGTTACTTACAGATGATCGTGTTAGATTGATGGGTATTGATCCAGAACCTCTGAAGGAGGCAGCAATTAAAGTAAATACGCATCTTCAAATGTTATTCTCACTTATGGATATTGATCTTGTAGATTTTAAATTGGAGTTTGGTTATGATGTTAACAAAAATTTATGCTTGGGTGATGAACTATCACCTGACAATATGCGACTCTGGAAGAAGGGAACCAAACAGAAATTTGATAAAGATCTCTTTAGAAAAGATGAGGGGGATATTGTTGAAGCCTATAAATATATTTTAACTCAACTGAGGCAGTTTGTTTAATGGAAGACAACGTATTTTGGGGTGAACCCACTCCTACAGACCTCTGGGATGACATGGACAGACTTAATTGTTTGTATGAAGAACTTGAATGGGATCATACAGATTACCTTGAGTTTACAATTGAAGACAATCATATTACTATTAGAAATCGCTCACGAGAAGGTCGTTGATACTTGACATTGTATACTAAATAACCTCATGTTGTATTAATTAAATGTCTACTATTACTCTGAAGACTCCAGACGGTGCTACCGAAACATTTGAATGTGACTCTGAGACTTTTATCTTAGAAGCATTAGAAGAAGCAGGTCTAGATCATCCATCTTCATGTAGAGCAGGTGCATGTTCATCATGTGCTATGAAGATTGAGGAAGGAACAGTCAATCAAGAAGAGCAATCATTTTTAGATGATGATCAGTTGGAAGAGGGGTATGTCCTCACTTGCGTTGCATGTCCAACATCTGATAAAGTAACATTACTTTCTGAACAGGAAGAAAATCTCTATTAAACATACACCGAAGGTGCTAATTGCGTAAGATACTAACAGCATTGATGACTGCATCATTGCTGCTACCCACAACAACACTCGCTTCATCTATCAGACCTGGATCTGTTACTCACAAAACACTTAATCAAAGATCAAGACAACCAAATTGTCTTGTGGAAGAGAAGTGGATACCATGTGAGGTAACAATAGACGAGACAGGAGTTAAAGGACCAGAAGGACACATTACCAATGTAGTTCAATGGAAAACAGAAGAGAAAGATTTTAATTATGGTGGGGCAGCAGTTGGTGGTGCTGCTGGTGCTAGTGCAGGATTTGCTGCTGGACTAGGAAGTTGTATGGTACTAGGACCATTCTGTTTAATTACTGCACCTACTCTAATGGGTGCTGGTATGGGTGGTGGAGCAACACTAGGTGGTAAAGGGACAGGAAGATTCTTTACTATCATTGGTGATAGTGCTGAAGGTGATAGAATCATACAAGAGATTCATTACAAGACAGGCAAAGCAGTTAAGACTGCATCTAAACAATTATTAAACACAACTAAACTCGCAGAAGGAGAAACGAGGTCATGACCTTTTTGATAGCAGTAATGTCATTTGCAAATTTTGTATTCTATCCATTGGTGATAGGCACAATCATTGCAGTCATTATTGAACAGATCCTTAGATCTACAGGTAGCGAAGATGATCCTGCTGCTGTCAAAAAAGTATTTGTTGCTATGGGTATAAGAAAATACCTATGGCGACAAGCATGGTTGTTTAATATAATATGGTTTGTTGGATATATAATTCTAATGTTTACCTTAGGTAGACAACAACCACAGGCAATGCCTGATATGATATGGCAGGGATAGAACCTAATGATAAAGATGAAGTTGGTATAACCACTTCCTATATTTCCACTAAGTCTACTGTGACTGATGCACAGTCTGAGAAAGAGTGGCAAGATTTTTGGCGTAAAGATGAATCATAAATACTAAAAATAGTGTATGAAGTAGATGGCTGCTATACCTTTGAACCTTACTCTAGAGCAGGGAACAGACTTTAGTGTTAATTTAACTGTAAGAAATTCTGATGGTACTCCATTGAATCTCTTAGGTTACACTGCTTCTAGTGAAATCAGAAAGCATTATACTGCTACTACGAAGTATCCTTTTGATGTTACTTTTGCAGATAGATCTCTTGGTAAAATCTCATTAACAATGACAGATGCTACCACGGCAACTATCTCTGAAGGTAGATACGTGTATGATGTTTATATTACCTCTTCAAATGGTAATAAGAGTAGAGTGATTGCTGGTATGTTGTTCGTATCACCTGGAGTAAGTTTCTAATGGCAGATTACGAAGTAACATTTGATGCTGGTAGTTATAACGTTAATGTTGATACATCAACTCCAAGTTATAACTTAGGTGTTAACTATGAGATACCCTCAAAGTCAACACAATATACTAATGTATTAGTTGATGATATTAAGGGTCAATTTGATGGCTCAAAAACTACATTTGAAATTACTGTGGGTGGGGCTCCCTATGTTCCCAAAGACCCACAACAGTTAATAGTATCTCTTAATGATGTTATTCTCCAACCTGGAGTTGACTATCAGATAGCAGGTAGTTCTATTACATTTACACCTGCACCTACGGCAGGATATGATTTTTGGTGTACTGCTCTAACTGCTAACGCAGATTTAACTAGAACAATTAATTTCGTTTTAGATAATGGTTCATTTGATATTACTACTGGTTCAAAGGGACAACTAAACCTTGATGTTACTGGTAGAATAGAATCATGGATGTTAGTTGCAGATTCAGTAGGTTCAATTGTTATAGATGTAAAGAAGGATACCTTTGCTACATACCCTGATAGTCTTACATCTATAGTTGGAAGTGAATACCCTAGGTTATCTAGTGAGAAGAAGGCAAGAGATGAATCATTATCCACTTGGTCAACTCAATTGACTGCAGGTGATATTTTAGACTTTGATGTGGTGTCCTGTAGTGGAATTAAGAAGTGTTCTTTATTCTTACGCTTAATCATATAAATCTTGAATCTCTCAATATAATAAATAAATCATAGGAAACAATGTTCAAACTGGAGAGCTCAGCAGATGGCTTTATTAGTATCAGATCAAGGTGAATTACAATCTCTAAGATATCTTGTAAACTCAGATCGAAATATTCCAAGAAACTTGATCCTCAAGTTGTATACCTCTAATACGGTCCCTGCGGAGACAGATGTCCCAGGTCAGGCCAAGTATTACGAGCCATACGATGAGACAGGATTAGTCGGATATGGAACCGCACCTTCTACGGGTTACCCCGCAGTTAGTGTTAACCGTCACGACACAGATTATTCAAGACAATACGGAATTCTACTCAACGGAAGCGAGTGGAATGTTCGCACAATACAAAGTGCTATCGCTACACCAACAGGTAGTGGTAACATCAACGAGTATACCATCACTGTTTCCTCAGTATCAAACATCGCTGTTGGTCACTATGTAACTGGTGGTAACGTCGGAAGTAATGCAGTTGTTGCTGCTATCGACGGTAACACAATCGTTCTTACAGTTAAGAACGCTGCTACATTTAGTAACCAAGCACTACAATTTGGTGTTGGTACAACTACTGCTTCCTATCCAGAACAAGAATTTACATTTACCTCTGCTGCTAATAACATCTATGGTTATTACCTAGTAAGGTCAAACAACATGCCAATCTCCTTGAATGGTGTTGAGCATGCTGTTACAGTTGGTACTGCTACTACCATATCTAAGGCACAGTCCACAGGTACGGTTGGTAAGACTTATCTTGATCTCTTCCCATTCAAATCAGAACCTACCGTAACTGGTGTTGGATCTGAATTTAATGTTGTTGTATCAAGTAATGCTGGTATTACAACTAACCAAAGGGTTTGGGGAGCAGGTATCGCTGATGGAGCAAGGGTTGTTGGTATCATGAATACTACAACTGTTGTTCTTGACAAGAAGAATAGCGGATCAGTATCTGGTGTGGCAACATTCTTCAAAGAGATTACTGAAGACATCTGTGTAGGTATGGGTGTTACTCACGGTAACCTTGCTGGAGAGAACACAGGTATTGCTACTGGAACCACAATTATTGGTATAGATGAGAAGCTCGGACGAGTTCATCTAAGTAGCGAACTAGAGAATAACATTCAGAACGCTACTGGTAACGTTGTTTACTTTAACTTCGCTGAAGTTAGTGTTGGATCAACCAACCACGGTTTAGATGTTGGAGACATCATTTACGTTGCTGCTGGTGCTGCTAACACGACTACATCGTCTGGAACATATACAATTCACACCACTGAGAACGAGAGTAAGTTCACAACTACTCCTGCTTTAAGTGGAATAGGAAGTGCTTCACTTTACAGTAGCATATTCTTCGCTGAAAGGTTCACAAATGGTCCTTACAACATCCAGAACAACGGAGACCAAATCAAAGTTACATTGAACGTCAGCCTCGACTGATATTTGATAATCTTTATACTCGTTATGGAGGGGTTGCCTTTGGTGATCCCTCCTATTTTTTTAAGGGGACTTATACAATATGCCAGCACAAAATGTAGGAGTTAACTCAACCTTTGAGCAACAGCGACAGGTTGTTAATATAATTGCCGATGATATATTTGATCTCTCCTCCCGTTTTGTTGGGTTGGGGTCAGATCTTAGTGTAGAATATGCTGCTACTGCTGGTGTTGCTACGGTTGCTGATACTGCAACGACTGCAAACTATGCTTCTACTGCTGGTACTGCAGAGTTAGCAACGCTTGCAACCAATGCAACGAATGCAAACTATGCTGCTGTTGCAGGGATGTCAACAGGACTAACTGCTCCTGCTTATTATTCTATTGTCTCTGCTGCTTCAACCTATGCTGCTGTTGCTGGTATAGCAACTCTTGCTACCAATGCTACGTCTGCTGATACAGCAACGTATGCATTTAATGCTGGAATCTCTTCTTATGCTGATGGTGCAGGACTATCAACAACTTCTCAGGGTTTAACTGGAACACCTAATGTTCAGGTTGGTGTTATAACTGGTACTTTATTTGTTGGTGATGGATCGGAACTACAGAATGTAGTTGCTGCTGCTGTAACATATACTGATATTGCTGGTGTATCTACTGTTGCTTTAGGTGTAACTGTAGGTGCTACATATCAGGAAGTAAATTGTGTAGGGATTATAACTGCTGATCGACTTAAGTCTGGTAGTGGAGTCCTTTTATCTCCAGATAATATTGATGCTTTACGAATTTATAGTGGAAGTGGAATAGTAAGTTTTAGAAATAATATTGACGTACCTGGTATTAATAATCAATCTGGTACAAACATTATAGGATTTAGTGGTACAAGTATAACCGTTGGTGGTAATGTAACTGCTGAAAAGTATATTGGAGATGGTGCAGGACTAATAGGAATAGCAACACTCATCTCTGCTGGATCAAACATAACAGTTACTACAGATTCTAGTAGTGGAATTGTAACTGTTGCTGCTGCTGGTGGTGGTGTAGGTGTTGGAACAAGTAGTATAAGCACAAATGATATTGCAGTATCAGGATTGTCTGCTCTTAATGGTAGAGTTTCTTTTGCAGATACTGGTTCATTCTTAGATGATAAGAGATTATATTTTGGTAATGATGAAGACTTAGAGTTATATCATACAGGACCAGGACATGCATACTTCAAGTCTCAATATCCTGGTGGAGATATATTCATACAGAATGCACAACTTGCACCTAATGGTGGTAATATCTATCTTAAACCTGCTGGAGATAATGATGGTCTTACTGTCACACATCAACAGGGTGTCAAGCTCTACTATAATAACAATCTAAAATTTGAAACGGTAAATACGGGTGGTGTTCTTAGTGGTATATTAACTGCTACTACATTTAAAGGAGCATTTGCTGGTGATGGATCAGGATTAACAGGTGTAACTGCTGTTGGTTCTGGTGTTCAAATTAATTTAGCAGGAAGTCCAATTGGTGCTGCATCTACTCTTGACTTCTCAACTGGTACTAGTGTTGCATTAGGAGCAGGTATTGCTACTATCACAGCAGCGATTGCTGGTATTAATACTGCATCTGCATCTGGATTCAATGAGATAGATGCTGTTGAGATTCGTGCTGGTGTATCCAGCTTCAGTGACAATGTAACTATTGCTAATGAGAAGAATATATTCTTCGGACCTAAAGGTAAGATATACACAGCAGCAAATGATTTTTATATTGATGAGATAGGTACAGGTGATCTAAGGATCAGAGCATTTAATGATATCAAGTTAGGTAATGTTAATGCTGCATTTGATATTGCATCCTTTGATGTTGCTGGTGTATCTACCATATCTTATGGTGGTATTAGTGCAGGTCCTAGACTTGAAACCTCCCAGATTGGTGCTAATGTTATAGGTATTCTTAGTGCAACTGGTGCAACTGTTGGATCAGCAGTTACCATTGCCGACTATGGTATTCATGCTACAGGTGTTGTCACTGCTACACAATTTGTAGGTGGTGGTGCAAATCTTACATCACTTCCTGCTGCTAATTTAACTGGTACTCTGCCCGCTATTGATGGATCAAATTTATTAAACGTTACAGCATCTGGTACTGGTATTGTAGTAGAAGATGATGAAGTTAATGTTGGTTCTGCTGTAACAGTTGACTTTGGTACTGGACTTGACGTTGCATTTAGTGCGGGCGTTGCAACAGTTACATCATCTGGTGGTTCATTACAAGCAAGAACAGTTGTTAGTGGTGCTACTACTTCTATACCTTCTATGGGTATAGGTCATACAAATATTATAGGGTTTAAAGCATATGGATTGATGAAGGTTGGACTGTCTACAGCAGGATGGATCAGACTATATACTGATAGTACTTCCAGAACAAATGATTCTGGTAGGAGTGTTGGTGAAGACCCCGAAGTTGGAAGTGGTGTCATTGCTGAAGTAGTTACCACAGGTATCTCGACGCAGCAATTGATCTCACCCTTTACTGTCGGTGGTAATATGGATGATCCAGTAACAACTAAGATCTATGCTTCCATTAAGAATCTATCTGATTCTACGCAATCTATTTCTGCAAACTTAACAATACTCCAGTTGGAGGTTTAAACTTAAATGGCAATAACAAAGAATACATTTAGTATTAGTCCAACATGGACTTCTACTGATCTGATAACACAGATGCAGGATGCTTTTAGTTGGGCTGGTCAACATGGTGGTACAGATAGTGGACAGGTTGTTGGGTTAAGTACATTCACTTCTGGTATTGTAGCTCAAGGAAGTGGTGATGAATACTTTTATGATGTTAAACAATCTTCTACGTCAGGTGTAGGAACTGATGCGTCATTCTATTTCTACAAGAATGCTGGTAGTATTGCGAGAATACAAGTTAATTCTTGTGGAGCAGGATATACTTCAGGAGAAGTTGTAACTATACCTGCAGCAGAAATTAATGCTTCGGCTGACATTGATATTAACGTTTGTATTGCAGCAACAGTAACAGGTGCTGTGTCTTATGCATGTACTTTAACAGATGTTTATGTTGTAGCAGGTGCTGATAGAAATGGTGCAGTGCAATCATCCAGTGGAGTTAGCACAACAATTACGATTAAAGAAGGAGATACTATAGAATTTACACATAATGCTAATAATTATAGTTATTATTTTAATATCTGTGGACCAGGAATATCATCAAGTGCTAGTGCCAGTAGGTACAACAGGGTATGGAATGGTGAATTTCAGCACGACCAACCTGGTACATATAGTATAAAATGTTCATGGACTCCTCTTCCAGGACAAGCTGGTGAATATTATATTAGAGATGATAGTACTTCATATAATTATGCTCCAAAGATTGTAGTAGAACCATGTACATATTCAGATATTAATGTTATATCTACTGGATCTAGTACTACATTCTATGATAGTAGTTTAGTTGGAGTAGGAACCACTGCAACATATCCATATGGTGTGATGAAGCATGTGATTGATGGTACTAAAAATTATGGTACTACTTATAGAGCAGTATCACCAAGAAATTCAAGTGGTAACGCAGGACTTACTGACATATACATGTGGGCAGGTCCAAGATACTTCCCACATGAATATCAAAAAACCGTAGATCCCTACCATTTTTCAAATGGTGGACATCATTTTGGAAACAGATATGCTGGAATGAAAAATTTGGATACGCCTTATGATGTAACTCATGATAGTGGGATTTTACAACTTCCTTGGTCAACTAGTGCTGACACCTACTGTCAGAATGATAGGTATAGACCAAATACAGGTGGTAATACTGGATATCAATTAGACTTAAATGTATACAGGTCATCATTAGATCCTAATTTTGTAGTCTATTCTTATAAAGCACCTACATT